TTGAGCCAAGCCCTTTGTAAATGACGATATTACCCGAACATGTGACGCGAGATTGCGTAACGGTTGAAGCACCGTTAATGTTGATACCATACCCGGTATTTTCGCGACCTGAAGTAGTGCCGTCTGAATTTCGGCCATCCACAATGTTGTCTGAAACAACATTCGACCATCCAGCATAGTTAGCTGCATCGCCGGACGAACCAGTTACAGCAATGCCGTTTTTCGTCGCATACACTACATTGCCAGTTACGATAAGTTCATAACCGCCATGCGTGTCGATGCCTTCCCAATCAATATCCTCAACGTGATTTCCAGCCACATACCAATCCCAACAAAACGGATTAGTCGCTTCCTTAGTGCCAGCGTTAGGGTCGGTATTATAATTGACGCTGTCGTGCGTCAAAGTCAGGCCATACATATTCCCTGATGTTCCGGGTGTAATCGTTTTAACGGTGTTGGTTTCAAACACCCCGTAATTGCAAGAGAGAAATTGCGCGCCGGCATAGCCACAATCGTGAATGTTACAGTTTATGATGGAAATATTATCGACAAACTGGGCATTTACGCCAGCATAACCAAACTGCGATATTTCAACATTGTCGAGCGTTAGCCCTGTTTTGCGGCTGCTTGTAGACGCCCCTATCATTTCGATAGCAATTTCTTCAAAAACATAGGCCGCAGCAGCCGGCCCTTGCAAAGCCCCGCCGCGCATCACAAAGTTATCTGCGTTTATAGTGATGGCTTTAACGCCAGAGCCAAGCGTGTTAAATTTAAGAACCGCGCCCGGCTCCATGACAATCTCGGTATTATTGTTGGGTACCGTAAGAGCGCCGCATCTATAGATGCCTTCAGGTACATACAATGTGCCACCGCTCGACAAGGCGTTCAACGCTGCCTGAAGTGCTGTAGTATTGCTCGTGGCGTCATCACCAACAGCACCATAATCCAGCACGTTTACAGCCGCACCGTCAATCATTGAGTAAGTTACTTTGGTCAACGCCATGAGAGTGCGTCCTTAGACAAGATAGGTTAAACTAAAAATAATAAGCCCTCCAGCAGCCAACTGTGCAACAGTAGTGTTGCTGGACGAAACGCCGGAGCCTGTTTGCGGAAGGTTAGCATAAAGAACATTTGCTTGCGGCTGAACCCCAAGAAAAGTGCGGCCAGCAGCAAAAGTTACTCCATCAAGTCCCGAAACGGCGCCAGCACCAGCAACTCCAACGGAACTTTCGCCTGCAAATGGGAGTGAAACGCGAAGGTCGCCCGAACCACCTGAAATGGCCGACCATGAAATAAACGCACTTGCCGTAACAATATTGCCGATACGAACATATTTGCCTCGCTGAAGGCCATATGTCACGGTGGGGTTAGATGATGATGCGGTAAATACCGGCGTCCATGTGCCTTCGTCGTACTGCGTCAGAACATCGCCGCCGTTCGCGCTGAAGTCGATACCTTTGCCAGCAGTGCCGACGACAAAGTTGCCGTTCAGCATTGTGCCGTCCCCAGTACTGTTAAACCGCATGCGAGCGGTCAACGTGCCCCCAGACGTGGTGGTCAAGATGTCCGTATAGCCCGCCACGTTATTGTTGCTGCTGTTCTCTTTTCGGGCCGAGATACCGCCGAACGGGAAATATGATGAAGCGTTATACTTGCCACCAAGGCCAATCTGCGTGCCGACACCAGCCGCCAGTGCGTCAGTGGCACGCAGGAAGATGTTGCCTTCCGAGTTAACGGCTGGCGACGTTACGCTGATTGTTTCCAGCATATCATTAACTTCTACCTTTACGGTAGCACCGCCTTGCACAATTGGCAGGACTTCAGTGCCTGCTAACGGAGTTGTTGCGGCTGTAAGCGCGGAGATTTTTTTATCGGCCATCGGACGTATCCTTACCAGTAAACAACAAAGTTAATGAACGGCATATCAGTGGCAATACCGCTGCTAAATGTAAAAATGTCGAAGTCAGTCTGCGTTTTGTTTTGGATGCTCAAAACTTGGTCAGTAGCCGCCGCAGTCGCAGCCGAAGCAACAACCACATAGCTGACAAGAGGTGCGGTATTGCCAAACGAAATTGTGTAATCGCCTGCGGAGTTACGAACGCTACTAGCGTTAAAGCTGCGCGCCATGGTGCCAGTTGTGCCATTGAATAGGCCCCATGCCCGCGCTGCAAAGCTATCGGCTGGGTATAGTTTTCCTGTCCATTCAGCAAATGTAACTGAACCAATATCGCTCAAGAAGCCTTCAATAAACGCATTTTCAGTTTTGTTGTATGCTTTCAGGCGACAAGTAGTTTTGTTGGCAGTGTTAGCGGTGCCGGGCGCGCCGCTGGTCACAATGTCTGTGACAACATCAAACTGGCAGTTTGTTAGATAGGCTGCGCTGACAATTGGTAGGGCAATAATGTCAGGGATTGTTCCGTTGTGCTTTACATTCAGAAAACGGCTATTCAGAGAACTATTAGCCGATAGCGGGTAAGCATTGCTTTCAGCATAGCTGGAGAAGTCAAACAACGCGACTGTCAAGTCGCCGTCTATTGTGACGTTGCTCATGCTGATGTTGTTAGCATCTCCGCGCCACAAAGACCCAACAGCACCATAAGTGCTATCATTAAACACGTAGATGTCGCTAAACGACACGTTACTGCCTCGGTCAGAGCAGATGACGCCAGCCTGCGTGGTGAACGTAGTCAGATGGCCGCAGTTGCGAATGACGATATTTGAGAACACGGCCTGCATAAACTCGCCGCTGTGCGGGTATCCAGCAGTGTTACCAAACAACGAGATGGCCACTTGGCAATCGCTAATCGTCAGGTTGGTTACGCTGACGTTTGAATTGGCCTGCAACGCACCGCCAGCAATAGAAACGCCATTCCAACAGCCGGTGATGTTGGTTCCGTTGATGGTGATATTTTGCGTTCCGACGCCGCCTTCGATGTTAAAAGCACGACCACCGGGATTGACTGCGTCATTTACGCAGTTGCGAATATATCCTCCTTCAACGCGGACATTGGTCGCGCCGTAACGCACCATGATACCGCTTGCAGGAGAGACGTTGTTTGCGTCAATTTGCGGGTTAATAAACTGGATGTTATCGGCGGGATTAACAGGGTCAGTGACAAAAACTGTTTCATAGCCACCCAAAGGCATCGCATCGACTTTGACCGTACCGGTCATGGTAATAGTCGTATTGCTGTACACAATTAAAGGGTCGCTAATCAGATATATGCCAGTCGGAAAATACACTGTGCAGCCGTTAACAGTGCCTGCGTAATCTAGCGCAGCCTGAATGGCTGCCGTGTCGTCCGTGACGCCATCGCCAGTAGCACCGAAGTCCTTGACCGATACATATTGTTCCAGCTTGGTCTGGACGGTCTGCCCTGTCGCGCCAGTAAAGCCGGCGGTGTAACCTACATCGCCAGCGTCCATGGCGCCTGTCGTAATCTGGACGGCTGTGGTGAACTTTACTTCGGCGCCGACGTGTAGGCCGGCCGTAAACGTCACAGTGTTGCTGTCGGTTTCAAGATAGCTATCGCCGACATACTGGTTTACGCCGTCAATGTAGACTGACAGCGAGTTGGTGCCGGGTGTATAGTTGATGGTGGCAAGGTTGAACACGGTCTGGCCAGCGGTCGCCGTGATAACTTCTTCTTGCACGGAATAGTTGACGAAGTTCGAGTTGACGCCCGTGATGTTGTCGTAGGTGCCAATAAGCACCGCGGTTGACGTCTCGATAACAAACTTGTAAATCAGACTGTCGGTCAGCCAAATTTCCCCGCCGGGCACGCGGCCGGCACTATCCAAAATGATAGGGTTGGCGTGCGCGGTAACGCCTAGCGCGCTGGTGTATGTTGCCTGCGGTGTGGTGGCGCCAGCCGCATAGGTGTAAATCTTGCCGCCGGCCAACGGTACGCCGTTGTTATCGAAAAACTGGGCCGCAAACCCGCCAATGGGGGATGGTGTTACCGACATGCAATTACTCCAGCAGTAACAATCCGCCGTCTTCTTGGACGAGATTGTCACCTATTTCAGTTAACAGGTTGCCTTGCACGGTCGCGTCGGCGTAGCCGGACAGGAAGCTGATGATGGTCCCCAGCCCTAAAGCGATACCGTTGCGAAGGGCGCCCCCGAAGCCCATGCTACGCCTTGTTAATCGGCTTGCAGTAGACAGTACCGCCAGTCGACACCTGAATAGCGCTCACGCGCCACGGAGCACCAGTAACGTCAAGCGGGACCGCGAACGGAATAGGCGTAAAAGGCGGAATAGGCGTACTGGCAGTCGTAGCTACTGCGCCAACGCCAACTTCGACGTAGCAGGCTTGGTCAGACCAGACGACGACGCCTTGCGGGCCGGGCAGCCATGCAGTCGTGTTGCCGGCGGTTCCAGTGTACGATACCGAATAGGCCGGGTAGTCGGTCTTATCGAGCGGGTTGAGCAATTCCATGACTTACCTCACGCCAAAAATTTGAGTTTGTACAACGTCGTATAATACAGGCCAAAAATCTCGTCGATAATATTTTGAAGGGGTGTGCACTCCTTCTCGACGACCTTATACCGCATTTCCATCAGTTCGTCTACTTGGCCCTCAAGAAACTCGACGACGTTGTTGGTCTTCTTTGCCGACATAAGCGTAATCGGACCAATTAGGCCGTATTTACCCTGATAGGCTTCGGCAAACTTGTCCGCCAAGTCGATAATGCCGTCATAAAACTCGTTGAGCGCGATATGCTTGGCATAGCTGCGCGTATTCAAATGAGCGCTGTGCGTGACGTCGCGGGCCAGAAACAACATCCCGATAAATTCGTTACAGTTGCTCATCTGGCTGCTCCATTTCAGGCTCCATTTCCATCATTTCAGGCGCCATTTCAGGCTGTTCCATAGGCATTTCTTGCGGCATCTGGGCCTCGGATTGCGCGATTACGTCCTCAAAATCGGGCGTTTCACGCAGTTCTGGCGGTCCTGACACCAAGTCGCCTGTGTCAAGCGCGGCGGCGATGGTGCCCATGACAATATCTTGGATTTGCTCCGGCGTCATGGCGGCCGATACGGCCTGTATGCGCTTCGTCTCGGCGTTGTAGGCGTCGACGTCTGCCTTGAACTCGTCGATGGCTATTTTCTGCTGTTCCGCGCTGTCTTTGATATTTTCCATAATATCGGTGACGCGGTTCAATTCCATGGTCAGCATCTCGATTTGCTGCTGCGCTGCCATAAATTCGGGCGACTGGTCGCCTTGCGACAGCACCTTGGGGTCCAAAATCTTCTTGAACCGCTCGGCCATCTCCTGCGCGCCCGGCCAATCCATATTCTTGATAAACAGGTCGCCAGCGACCGCCCAAAGCTGCGGGTTGGTCTGCAAAATCTGGCTCATGGCGTCGAGCGCTTCCTGACGCTTCGTCATGTAGCCGGGGCCGGTCGTGACCATAACGTCGTAAGTACCGACGCCGGGGTTGTAAATTTTTTCGATAACCTCGCCAGTGATAGGGTCTTTGATTTCTTTGACGGGTTCCGGCTGGGCCGGGTTGAACTTGACCATATCGACTTCGCCATCGACGCCGATGATGCGGGCAATACGCTGCGTGTCGTAGATTTTCGGTATTAGGTCGACAATTTGGCGGGTGATGTGCCGGATAGCGCGGGCTAGGTTGTCGACATAGTGGTAAGTGCCGACGTCACCCTGCTTTTCACGGGCTATAATGGCCTTAGCCGAGCGCTCATTGCCTTGCGCGCCGATACTGGCGTCATACTGGCCTGTGGTGCTCTTAATATCTTCAGACGCCCCCATTTTGGCCTGTATAAGCCCTGTCTGGGGCAGCGGGGGTGCTGCACGCTGCGGTAGCGGCAGTGTATTGCCCGCGCCGTCCGTAACGTCGGGGTTGACTTCCAGATACGGCCAGTTGGTCGTATTGGCAGTCTTCCACTGCATCTCATAGCCTTCAAACTGGCCGCCATAGCCGATAAACGGCGCCTTGGGCGCCAAGGCGAGCATCTCCGCCTCTTGGCTGGTCCAGTAGTTGTACATGCGCTGGGCGTCCTTGGCGTTGCGCACAAGGCCGGAAATGTGCATCCGTCCTTCAACTTCCCACTCGTTGCCAATGACGCGCACGACAGGTATCCACTTGCCCGGCCACTCGCGCTCGTCGAGCACGTCATAGCCGTTGGTCTTCATCCACATGACCTTCTTGCGGTCGACCTCGCGGGTGCGGATAGGCTTGCCGAACATGGCACCTAGCTGCTTGTCGCGGTTGGTGCCCTTAAACGCGGTCTGGTTGTCAGGGTAGAGGTGCAGCGTATCGCGTGTGTAGGTGTTGTAGAAATACTCGGCGATGCGGACAGTGTCTTCCTGAAGCCATGACGACAATCCATCATCGCCGACGCCTTGGCTGTAAAGCGTCGAGATGGGTGTAGCGTCCGGGAACTGGCGCTCATACTCGGTTTTTAGCACATCTTCGGTGATGAAACACCAGTCGGCGTCTGCGCCGCACGGGTCTTGAATGGTCGGGTCCATGTAAACGCTGAACGAGTTGCGCACGCGGCCAATGCGAATGTCTTGGTCGAACGTCTCTTCGTTGCAATACTCGGTCAGCAGCCGGATATAGCCTTCACCGTAAGTGACTTGGTTGTCGCAGGCCGTGTCGTAGGCGACGTCAGCGTCCGACATATACTCGATATGCCGCACGATACCGTTGAACACTTCAGCGACCTGAACGTCGGCGTTGTCGTCGGCTGGGATTACCTTACCCGACGGCCGGTTCTGGCGCTGCTCGTTAGTGACCTGCCGCACATGTTGCGGCAGCTTGTTGATGGTGAGGCACGGGCGGGCGTTGATGGTCTGCCCCTGCACCGCACCGCGCGTCGCCAGTACGTCCGCAGGCCATTGCCACTGGTTGTCAGGGCTGCCTGCCATGAAGCGCAGGTCATCCAGTTCGTCCTCGCGGCTGTCCGAATAGGCCGATTGCGCCATGCGCAACCGCGCACGCATGGTAGCCATTTTGTCGGCGTCGTCGCGGGTGCTTCCGGTCGCGTTAGAGCCGACATTTGCCACTTCAGCGGCGCCAACAATGCCTGTAGGGTCGGCCATATTACTTTTTCTTGCCTTTTTTAGCTGCTTCACGCTTTACGCTATACGCAATGGCTACGGCCTGTTTTTGCGGCTTTCCAGCCGCTATTTCCGCCTTGATGTTCTTGCGAAACGCCCCTTTTGATGCAGATTTGACGAGCGGCATGACTATTTCCGCTTGCCCATGGGGGTTGTGCGCTAATTTACCGTCGTTTTGATGAATTGCGGCGGCTTTTTGACGCTTACCGGGCTGCCACCGCGTGCGCTGGTGGTGCCTTCCTGCGCCAGACGCTGCATGGCGGCGCGTGCGCGTGCCGGGTCAGCGTTAGCTTCAGCGGCCCTAGCGGCGCGCATGGCGCCAGCCTTATACAGACCTTTTGTGGGCACTCCGTAGACGTCTTTTTTACCGGAAGGCATTTTAGCGACCTTTCTTGGCTGTTTTGGCGCTATCACGGAACGCTTTGGCGGTTGGTGCGCCTTTAGCGCCCGGCTTGCGCATTTTTTCGCCGGAACCGGCGGCAATCCGCGCTTTCTTAGCGTGAATATTAGCGTAAAGACCTTTTTTCATGGACATTTCCACCTTTTTAGGCTTGCGCGGGCGCGCTCACCGTCTTTTGCTTTGGCGGCAACGGCGCCCATACGGGCACAAAACGACTTTTTGCGCCCTTCATCCGCTTTTGTCTTAGGGTTGGGTGCTGGCGGCTTCAATTTGCTGCCGGTTGCAGCATTATACTTAGCCCGCCCCTTAGCGGTCAGCCCTGCGCCCTTAGACGCAGGCAGTTTTTCGCCGCGTCCGACAGACAGCGATACTGATTTACGCTTGTCGGCCATTAGCTTGCCATCCATCCCGTAGAAGCAGGTTGGTGCGGAGAGTAACCTCTAGGCCGCGTCTTGTCAACGCGTGCTTCGCGTGAGGCCAGCGGAAAGGCGAATGTCACCGCTATGGCGTCTGCGGCGTCCGGTGAGGCCAGTCCGCGTGCCTTCATGTCTTTCTTGCTTTCTAGGAAAATCGTCCCCTTGCTGTCGGGCTTAATGCGCGGTCCGATGAAGTCCGTTTTCAGGAAGCGGTCGTTGGGCACGCTGGCCGTCTTGAGCCAGTCGCGCATGGCGCCCCACATCTCGGCCCTCTTGTTGCCCCACATGAGTTGGTTCTTGGCCTTATTGCCGAAGTTGACGCCGCGTATCTTGTAGCGCTGCTCTTTTAGCCGGTCGACGACGCCCGCGCCCAGCCCGCCCTCGTCGATGCACACCAGCGCTGGCTTATACTCCTCGATGGCGTCGATGACGTGCCCGACGACTTCCATGGTGTCAGCCCCGCGCAGCCGCTTGACGGCGACGAGGTCGCGTCCTTGCCGCACGGCGATGACGGTGGCGTCCGAACCGAAGCGCGCCGGGTCGACACCGATGGCAATGGGCGCGCTCTCGTCTTTGTAGCGCGGTCGCGCCATGGCGTCGTCGACCAGATTGACCGGGATGAACTGGTCGTCGCCTTCGCTGGGGAACTGACCGTAGACCTCGACATTTGCTTGGTAGCTGTCGGGGCCATACTCGTCGATGATGCGCTGGTACAGGCTCTTGTCGGTGCCCTCGACGTCGCGGGCGTCGATGTTGCGCGTGCGCCAGAAGGCGCGCTTGGCGTGGAACGTCTCGTAGAAGTAGCCCGTATTGCGGCGCGGGTTCGAAAAGGCCAAATGGAAGCGGTGCGGCGTATTCTCTGTGAAGAAGCCGTCAGACACCGACCAAATGCTGTCAGGTATACCGCTGGCTTCGTCAAAAATCAGCATCACCCCGTCGAAGTTGTGCACACCCGCGTAAGCGTCGGGGTTCTCTTCGGACCATAGCCGCCCCTCGACCGACCAGTAGCGCGTGCCTTTCTTGAGGTCACGCTCGACGATTTCCGTCAACCACTTGGCCGGCATGATGCGCGTCGCGGCGACCTCGAACCAGTGCGAGTTGAGCGCCATCGCCAGCCACTTAGTAATTTCCGCCCATGTCACCGAGCGTAGCTGCGCTTCCGAGTTAGCCGACACGATGGTCGTCGAGCCGATGCGCGTCGACAGCATCCATATCACCAGCCAGCTTACTAGGGCCGACTTGCCGATACCGCGCCCCGACGCCACGGCTTCCCGCAGCGTGTCAAAGTCAGCCTTACCGTTGTTTGCGCGGATATGGTCGCGTATGTCGGCGAGCACTTCACGCTGCCATTTGCGCGGTCCTGTAAAATGCTCCAGCGGCGTGCCGGGTTCACCCCATGGGAACAGCAGCAATACAAACGCTAGCGGGTCATCCTTGATTGACGGCGTCCATAGACGCGTCATCAACTCCATCTCGTCCTGCGCGCTGTACACGGGTGTCTGCATGGCTGCTATTGTCCTCTAGTGCGGGCAGTATCTGGTACGTCCCTTCAATGACGCGCGTCTGCGCGCGCTCCAGCGCCGTGATGACGCTAATCTGCTGGTCGACATTGACGTCAATCTGCTGCTTGGCAACCCAGCCGTGCTGGTGGCGCAATATGTCGAGCGCGGCTTTGCTGTCGCCCTGCGCGGCTGCTTTGTATAAGGTTCGCGCAGCAGTGTATTCGCCGTCGGCGCGCCCCTTTTGCTCGGCAATTTCCACGAGCGGGTCGAACTCGGCCAGCTTGCGATACTGCGCGGGGGTCAAGCCAGCGGCCAGCGCCAAGCTGTCGCCTTTTAATCCATAGCGTGCTGCTTCGTATATCGCTTCCAGACGCGCCTCGGTCGCCTCAACGCGCTCCGGTGTGAAGGGCAAGGAATAAAACGTCATGGGCGCACTATATAGTGATACAGATAGTGAAGCAAGTGGTGGCAGTGTGCGTCGGCGAGAGGCCGCCCCCGTGCAATGCTGGGTGCATATCATATTTTTTAAAAAATAAAAATTGTTTGCGGTACGTGCCGTGACATTCACTCGCCCGCTCGGCCCTAGGGGGTGGGGGGTGCCAGCCCTCAGCCGGCCGGTTTTAAATTGTGCGGTGCAGCAAAATGGCCTTTTGCCCGTGGGCAATGTGGGCAACGCAACGCGCGGTCATTGAGCGCGGCCGCGAAACCACATGCCCAAAACTGTGGGCAATGTGGGCAATGCAAAAAACAGTCCGTTTCCGATTTCATTTTGCATGACCCACATGACCCACAAACCGGACGGCAAAAAACGTGGGGCGCGGGTGCTGTGGGCAGTGTGGGTCATGTGGGCATATGTTTTCAATTCGCCTGAAAATATACCTTATTGCGAACCATTCTCAATAAATACAAAAGTTACAACAGAG